AACCCATTTAAAAGGATAACATTATGGCACTAGTATCCCCCGGCGTAGAAGTAACCGTCATCGACGAATCCAGCTATCTACCAGCAGGTACAAATTCAGTACCTTATATCTTGCTGGCAACAGCACAAGACAAAATTTCTGGAACAGGACTCAACGTTGCTCCTGGTACCTTGGCTGAAAATGCCAACAATGTTTATTTAATCACAAGTCAACGAGATTTGGCTGCCACATTTGGTAATCCAACTTTTTATAAGACCAGCAACGGCACCCCCATCAACGGCTATGAACTTAATGAATACGGACTATTGGCAGCTCATTCGGTATTGGGTCTTACTAACCGTGCATACATTCAACGTGCTGATATTGACTTAGCTGCGTTAACTGCCAGTTTGGTACGACCAACAGGAGCTCCTGACAATGGAACTTATTGGTTAGATACAACAGTTACAGCCTGGGGTATTAATCAGTGGAATCAAACCACTGGTGCATTTACTGTTATCGCTCCGATTGTAATCACTGACACTGCTCAATTAGACGGCGGAATTCCTGCCGACAGTATTGGCTCGATTGGCGGATATGCTGTAGTTGCCACCAATAGCAGTAACCCGCTTTACTACAAAAACAGCGCCAACGAGTGGGTGTTGGTGGGATCAGACGACTGGAAGAAATCATGGCCAACAGTTCAAGGCACTGAATCAGTCATTGGTTCAGCACTAACTACCGGCAATACTATTGTTATCAACGGTTCTAGTGTGGCTGTTCCCGGTACTACTACTTTGGCAGCACTGGTGTCAGCTATTAATGCTGCTGCTATTGCTGGAGTAACTGCTGTAGCAGATTCCAGCAATCGTTTGGTACTGTTAGCCGACAGCGACGCTGAGAGCGATGGTTCTTCGGCCAACGGCGGCGTTATCAATATTGATCCAGCAAGTACTGCCGGACTTTTGACAACTTTGGGTATTGTCAGCGGATTGTATTACGCACCTGCACTGCAGCAAAGTCCTAACTTTACAGTTCCTCTTTGGAGATCAACAGATACTCAACCACGTCCAACTGGTTCTATCTGGAATAAAACAACCGCTCCTAATCAAGGTGCTGCTATCAGTATTAAAGAATACAGCACTGCTGTTGCTTCTTTTATTGCTAAACCAGCTCCATTATATGCTGATGATCAAAGTGCTAATGCTGTATTAGATCCTGTTGGCGGCGGTAAAAATATTCCTGCCGGCACATTATACACTCAGTACAATGTGAGCCCAGAGTCAGTATCTAACGGTTTCAACAACACATTCACAATGAAGCTGTTTGAAAGAGTTACCACAGGTGCAACTATTGTTTTTGGATCAGTAGCAACTCCGGTATTTGTAAATGGCAACACATTTACAATTCAAACTAGCCAGATTAACAGTTCCGCATTAACTGCGGCTGCAACAGTAACACTTGCCGGAACAACTGCTGCTGATTTTGTTGCTGCAGTTTCGGCTGCTAACGTTCCTGGTGTTTCTGCAACAGTAGCGTCGACAGGTTCTATTGTGTTTACACAGACTGACGGTGGCGTGATTGTACTAAAGAACGTAACAGGCACTCCGGTCACTGCAGCTGGTTTTGACACTTCAGTAGACGGAGTTCGTGCAGGTACCGACGGATCATTGATTTTAAGTAATTGGGAAGCATTAGTTTATGTTGCTAGCGATGTAGCACCAGATCAAGATCCTGATGCAGGTCAATACTGGTACTATTCTGCCACTGATCAAGTAGATATCATGATCAACAACAACGGTTCTTGGGTAGGATATCAAAACGTAACCAATGATGTCCGTGGCTATAACTTGGCTTTAACCAATTCCACTGGACCAATTATTTCTGCGTCTGCACCAATTGCACAAACTGATGGAACACCATTGGTTTACGGTGATCTATGGGTAGATGTCAGCAATCTCGAACTTTATCCAGTTCTATATCGTTGGCAGTCTGTCTCCAACGTTGATCAATGGGTCGCTATTGACAATGCTGATCAAACTACTTCAAATGGTATTTTGTTTGCCGATGCTCGTTGGGCAACCAACGGCACTACTGACCCTATCACTGGTGCACTGCCGACTATTTTAAGTCTGTTGACCAGCAACTATTTGGATATTGATGCACCTAATCCTGCTGTTTATCCTGCAGGCACACTGCTGTGGAACACACGCCGCAATGGTTTTAATGTTAAGACATTCCAGCCTGACTATTTTACTGCAACTGCTTTTAGTGTTTCACCTTACGACAACGGTACAGCTTATGTTGTTAATAACAAGGTTATATACAACGGCGTTATCTATGTTGCTATTCAAGCAGGTACTGGTAATTTACCTACTAATACTGCCTACTGGGCAGTGCTAGAAACCAATGCTTGGGTAACAGCTAGTGGAAATCGCATAGACGGATCACCGTACATGGGTAGATTAGCAGTTCGCGCAATTGTGGTACAACAGTTAAAGGCTGCAATTGATTCTCAAGCAACCTTGCGCGAAGAACAAAACGTGTTCAATTTGCTTTCTTGCCCACAGTACCCAGAATTAATCCCCAATATGACTGCCCTCAACAACGAGCGCAGCAATACAGGATTTGTTATTGGTGATACACCGTTAAGACTTGACGCTTCGGGCAATAGTTTGGTAACATGGGCAACCAATAATAACGGTCTTGGCGTTCCAGCCGGAGACAGCATACAACTGGGAGATCCATATGTAGGCGTGTTTTATCCCAGTTGCCAAACAAATGACCTCAGCGGAAGCCCTGTTGTTCAGCCACCAAGTCACATGATGCTGCGTACTATTGTTCGTAGCGATCAGATTGCCTATCCGTGGTTAGCACCTGCAGGCACACGTCGTGGTTTAGTAGACAATGCTGCACGTCTGGGTTATATCAATGCTCAAACTGGCGAGTTTGTTACAATTGCAACCGGCCAAGGTGTAAGAGATGTCTTGTACGAAAATCGTATCAACCCCATTACCTTTATTCCAGGTTCTGGTATTGTCAACTACGGTAACAAGACAGTGGCTAGCAGCCCGAGTGCGTTGGATCGTATTAACGTGGCACGTTTGGTAGCATTTATTCGTGCTAGACTTGAGCAGATTGCTAATGCATTTGTGTTTGAGCCAAACGATCAGATCACACGTAACGAAATCACCAATGCTATCACAGGTTTGATGATTGACTTGCAAAACAAGCGTGGTATCTACGATTACTTGGTTGTCTGCGATCTCAGCAACAATACACCAGCACGTATTGATCGTAATGAACTTTATGTTGATATTGCAATCGAACCAGTTAAGGCAGTGGAATTTATTTACATTCCAGTGCGTATCAAGAACACTGGCGAAATTGCTTCAGGTAATATAGCAAGTTCTTCTGCTGTTTAACAATGTGCAGCACATAAAAAATGGGGTTTAATTACCCCATTTTTTTTGATCGAAAAGATCATAAATAATTGCATATAGGAGATATACATTATGGCCGTTTCATCACTAACCAGAATGACAGTGCCGTTGGCAAGCGATCAATCCAGTCCAACACAAGGTCTACTGATGCCTAAACTCAAGTATCGCTTTCGAGTGACACTTGAAAACTTTGGTGTAAGTACACCTAGAACAGAATTAACTAAACAAGTGGTTGACTTCACAAGACCGTCGGTGTCGTTTGAGGATATCACTATTGATTTGTACAACTCTAAATTGAGACTTGCCGGCAAGCACTCATGGGAAGATCTTACACTCAATCTGCGCGACGATGCTAGCGGACAAGTTCAACGCCTGGTAGGAGAGCAGTTGCAGAAGCAGTTGGATTTCTATGAACAAGCTTCGGCACGCAGTAGCGGCGACTACAAGTTTCTGACACGTTGCGAGATTCTTGATGGTGGCAATGGAGCATTAACTCCGACAGTATTAGAAACTTGGGAAATATATGGTTGTTTCCTTCAAGCAGCAAACTACAACGATTTGAACTATGCTTCAAACGAAGTTGTTAGCATTGCATTAACTATCCGCTTTGACAATGCATTACAGACTCCATTAGGTACTGGTGTTGGTACATTTGTTGGTCGAGGCGATACTGGTGTTGTATCAACAACCAGTACTGGATCGTTGAACGTAG